AGCACCTTTTAAACTATCTTCAATATCATTGATTCTTGCTTGCGCAACCTTAAATTCCTCTGTATCTAAAGGAATACTTCTTAACTCTTTCTTCAGCTTTTTTAATTCAGCAATTGAAGATGAGGTATCAATATCAATTTCGGTTGTATATTTTGTTGTATTATCTGCCATGGCTATTTTTTACTTTTCCAATGTCTTTTTATTAATTCTCTAAAAGCTTTCCAGCTATTAGGTCTTTTGTTTATTCCTTTAGCTATATCTACATTGTGAGATACACCATAAAAATCATCCATTGCCAATAAATCTATTATATTCTTTATCATACTAATTTAACATTTAAGAACTAACATTTAATGAACCCTCTAAGATTGGACCTAATAGCTGAATTTGACATTCTCCAGTAGATAGGTTATAATCATTGATTGCACGAAGGTGGTAATCATTTCCTCTAAAATTCACAATATCATTTAATTCCATATCAAAGTAATCAGCCAAAGGAATAATAGCTGCTGCATTAGTTATCCTAGTTCTTGGATTATACAACAGGTTTATATAATTTTCCCAATATGTTGTATAAAGCGATTCATTTGGTATATCTCCATAAGGTGCAGCCTCATTATTAAATAAAAGTGATAACGAACCAGTTGTAGTTACGTTACCAGAATAGTTATCAAAATAAGGAAACTCCTCTTTAGTAAATTGAGATGAGCCCGATTGAATCCAATATTGCTCACATGCTTTTGTACCATTGTAAAACATTATACGAGGTTGAACTCTTGCTGGGTCATAGTTTACAGAGCTTATGTATAAAGGAATATATATTTTTTGTTGTTGTGCCATAGTTTAAATTTTATACGCAATAAGGACAGTTATTATATGTGTTATAAGAAACAATACCTGTAATTGAGCTAATACGCCATATTGCACAAGCATCATCATTATTAATTAAATAAGAAAATCCAGTTACTAAATTATTTCCGTATGCATCAAAATAAAGTACTGCACTATCTTCTAATGTACCTGTTGATGAATATAAAGTAAATGGTCCATTTGCATAATTACATGAACGTTCTATATCACTACCACCATAAGTTGATAAATAAAAATTATCTCCTATATTAGTTGCAATAGGTCCACCACTTTGTGCAGAACCAGATACTCCAGTACCCTGTAAATAAACTAATGGAGATGAAGATACTGATGGTACAACTTCAAACTTACCTTGCGAAAAGAAGTTTTCTTGGTCTACATAATAAGTTTTACCATATTCTCTATTAGCACCTTTTGAAAATTGCTGAGATACATAATCTGCATCTAATTTATCACCAAAATTTAATTCATTTACTGCAAAGTTATTAGCTGGAATTACTTCTATTTTTTCATTTAGATTTATATATTTGTTAAAATCCCATCTTCTACCTTTATCGTACCAATTGTTAAATGATTCAACTATAAATTCATTTCTTACAGTCTTTGATGGATATATTACTAAATTAAATTTCTTTTGAATAGCTGTAATAAATTCAATTTGCTTAATACCTCTAGTACCAAATGGCATATTAGCTCCTATATTCATTTCCCAACCTTCACCTAATTGATTCATTTTATCAATAGCTAAATAAGATTTTAATGAACCTGATGGACTTAAATAAACATCAATGAAAGGTCCACCGCTTATTGGTACTGTACCATAATTTAAATAAAATTGATATGAACCTGATGGCAAAGTTGATGTTGAATAATTACTTGCTACTTCATAAGTTGCTGTACCAGTTTTATTACCTTGAGATATATCATAGGTTCTAATTGATTCCATATATTGATTTATAGTAGTCAATGTTGTTAATGATGTAGTTGCACCTGTATCAACATTTTTTACAATAAGTTCAAATCTTGGAACATAGTTACCATTACCTGTTTTTATTACTGAAAAGTTAAGATTTATTCTACCTCTAATACGAGTAGGATATTCAGTACCCCAAACTAAATTATCTCTAAAGTTTCCGCCAGGATTAGATGTAATATTACTCCAAGGTAAAAGGAATGGAGTATCCCTAGTTAATTTATTATTTGTACTTCCACTTGCCGGGCCAATTGTACCTAAACCATAAGTTTCTAATTCTTCTTCTTGAAATACTGGATATCTTAATTTGTTATTACAAATCATATAAACATTATTCAACCAACTTTGTTGCCAAAATGAACCTGAATATGTGTATCCATATTGATTGAATATTGCATCCCAAACTTCTTTAATTTTAATTGCAGGTTTATAATCTTGTACACACAATCCACCTTCATTACTATCAATGCCTGTATATAAATCATCTGGCGAATAAACTAACTTCTGTCCGTAATCAGCCATTGGATAAACAATACTACCACTAAATAAATTACCAGCCCAGCTATTAACAATATTATCATAAGAAGCTGTGTGATTAAATTGTGCTAAAGATGCAGTCATATCAGTTAAGAAGTTTCTTTGAACTTCTCTAGCAAATGAAGATACTGCTCCATAGATTGTTACCTCATACGAATCAATAAATTTGTTTTGATATAATACTACTTTGTTTAATTGAAGATATCCTTGCGCTAAGTAAATACCATTGAAATCAATATAGCAAGGTACTTTAACATTGGTTGCAAATGTATCAGGTGATTGAACACTAATATCATATACATGCTCAAAGAATGCGTTATTCTTTTTAGAGCCTGGCAACATAATCTGACGAGTAAAATCTGCCGGAACAATTCCCAAATCAAAAAGACCTGTTACATTATCCGATAAAAGAATTGGTTCATCTTTAAATATGTCCAGTATAGTATCGTTTGCTACTAACTGGAATTTTATACCCTGTGTGCTTATTACACCCATAACTTATATTATTAATTTATATCCTTGTCCGTATCTGAATTCAAATGAATATTGTATCAATCCATCAACTACTCCTGTCTTAAATTGTATTGAAGGGGTGTCTATGGTGATAGGCGTCAGCGTATCCGAGCTTTCTGTGGTTACATAGTATATTTCATCACTTACCATTAATTGCTTCAGGATATCGTTGTATGCTTCAGGAATCCAAAACGAATTAACTTCTATTCCCTGATTTGAATCAGTAAGATAGTTAAGCGTTTGAGAATCGTAGTTATTATAGCTTAATGTTGCACCACCCCACGTACCAATTTGCGGTTGATAAGTTCTCTTTTCAGTTTTGAAAGATTTCTTATTAACCATATAGAAATTGAAGTAATCAAACTGCCCATATCTATTTTTCCACTTAATTCTTACATTTGGATACTTCTGCTGACATGCATTCTCAAAACGAATAGGCGTCCCTAATGCGGAAGCACCATTAAAAGCCTGAATAGTGTACCATTCTACAGTTGAAGCAAAAGGAAACCCTAATTGCGCTGGAAATAGAGGTACTTGCTGTATTTGTCCAGAAGTTGTTGCACTTCCACTAAGATTTATATTAGCTGTTCCTAAATTTGATGTATATGTTACCTTAGTTGGAGTTGATGTGCCGGCATCCTGCGTAAATACACCCATCGTTCCTAAATTATCAGGAAAGAATGATTGTGTTACAGGTCCATCGCTCATCATAGGCCAATGTGGTGATTTAGAATAAACAGGTCCGTTAATTGCTTCCTGAAATATACCATATCCATCCAATACTTTATATACGCTTGATTCTACATGCGAAGATGTTACATATTGTGCACTTCCACTTTGATATCTCCAAAATGCATCAATTTTAAAATATTTTACATTTGATGGATTAGTCTGTCTTAAATCAGTTAATGTTGAATTAAGAATTCTGCTTGTATCAAATATACCTACTTTTGAAGCATTTGGATATTTTACTAATTCGTATTTGTAAGAACCCGATTGGTTTAATGAACCTGTCCAATAATACAAATCTGCATAATATTGAAAAGAAGATGAATATACTACATCAGTACTCTCAGACAGAGTAAATACTATTGGCGATTGTGCCAAAGATACTGTAGATGGGTTTTGTGTTATGCTAAGAGACATTGTTAAATCTTTAATTATTTAACAACTTCATAAAGGTATGTAATTGATGGTTATGATTTCTTAAATCCTAATGCTTCCATTTCGTCTTGAATTTCCGCATTAATTGCTTTAACATACCTATTGATTAATCCATTATTACCAAGTAAAGCGGCATCAACTGCTCTCTTTAAATCTGGGTCATTGTTTGCATCTTTAGCAAATGGTCTTGGTACACCATATCCACTTTTAGTTCCATTACCCCATTCTACCCACTTACCATAAGGTGCTTGAGGAGGCGCAAAGTTAAGTGATATAGTAACATTTGTTAGTTCTTCTTTAGTTCCTAATTTAGTAGAACGCATTGTAGCCATATTAGCTGCAGTGTTATAAGAACCTATTGCTTTATATAATCTACCTGTTTTCCAAATTGGTTTAACAGGTTTTGAAGGATTTCTACCAGGATATCCTTGCAACATCTTCTGCTGTGCTGTTTTGCGATATGCATCAGCAATTGCTTTAACACCAGGAAATGCGAATACTCCAGCCATTATGGATAAAGATTAAATAAACATCTTGGTCTATCGTTATGAGCTATCAAATCAAATGAACAAACCCAACCGGCTAATCCATTTGGAAAATCTTCTCTAAATGCTACACAATTTATATTTGAATTAATATCAAAAGATTGTACAGCGTATTCTGTATAAGATAGTAAATCGTTTATTATTGCTAAAGTGTTAGCATGTATATCAACCATATCATCAGTACCATAGAAAGGTACAACTTGTTCATTATATACTCCGGTTGACTCGTTATTCTTTAACTTAAGCTTGTCAGCAACTGTAAGTTGGCAAGAATATACAGTTTGTGAACCCTCAAACTTAGCTTCAGTTATTAATATATTACCTAATGGATATGGAGGAAATTCTAAATCATCTAATTGAGACATATCACCTGTTGATACTTGCGCAATAGAAGGATGATTGCTCATTATTGTTTTAAAATAATCTAATGCGTTATAGTATAACGAATAGTTAGTTGCCTGATTGTTTACTACAGCCATAATATTATAAATTTATACCACCAAAATATGCATTACCCATATCAGGGAATACCTGAGTTTGATTACCAATTGATTGTAGGTATTGAGGTATTTGATTTGAGTATGATATTAGATAGTTTTGCATTCTAGTTGCGTAGAAATCTGCAGAGTTAAGAGATTTTTGTAAAAGATAATCAACTTGGTCTTTACCTACAGTTTCTGAATTATCAGTTTTTAATCTTACAGCTCCTTCACTCTTAAATTGTGTATTTGAGAATGGAAGATATTCTGCTACTGAATACCAAATTAAAGTTGGTTTAATATGGTCATTGATTAGAGTTTGGTAATATGGACCTAATTGGTCTACAGTACCAGCTTCAATTCTTGCTTGTAAGTAATAGAATAAAACAGTACCTAATAAGTTTAAAAGGTATTTGTCTTGTGCTGTTCTCACAAATGATAGTAATCTATCTGCATCAATAGAACCCTGTAATGGAGTTTGTTTGATGATATCGTTTCTGCTTATAAATAATGCGTACGCCATATTATTAGTTTGTTTTATATACTTCGTATTCTTTTGTAAAGTTAGGACTACTCATTGATATTGGTGTTTGCTCTAATTGGGCTTCACCACCTACTCCTTCACCTTCCGTATCGGTAACTGCTGGATTCTCACCAACTTCTGCTATATCTTTTTTAACTTCTTCAATAGTTTGCCCAGTCTTTTCAGCTTGTGATGCTAAAAGAGCTGATGGAGTAGATTGTTCAAAGTATAATCCTAAATCCTCCCATCCACCATCAGTAAGTGCTTTATCTAATTGGTTTAGAATCAAATTCTGGAATGGTTCTATTGTCATAGTTTGAAGAATAGAGTAAGCCGTTTGCATTTCCTCACTGTTAGAACTAAATCCATTTACGGCAGTTCTAATACCCATTAAAAGCGGCGATGTAACTCTATGTGATACCAATATTCTATCTTGTGCGTAATCTGCTACATATTTGAATTTCTCATGCAAATTATCAGTTTGGATAGTTTCAATTGTTGGTTGTCTCTCCTTATCATCGTTGAATGTTAATATAAATCTACCAGCGTTTCTAGTGCCTGTAAATTTAGATTCAATCATATCTTCAATTGTATCTCTTTCTTCAGGAGCTGGAATACCATTGTTCATATTAACCATTACTAATGGTAAAAAACCATTTTCAATATTGTTAAGATGTAAGTTAGATAATTCAGCTTCTACAAATGCAAATTGTAAACCAGCAAACCAATCGGGTTGTGAATAATAAAAATGGCCAGGTGAATAATCCTTCATATAAAGTAATTCCATCTTTTCTTTAGATGTACCAAAAGCAGGAATAAAGATTTTATTTCTTTGAGCTTTCATATCATTCCAATTAGTGCAATAATAATATCCTTCCACTTTTGGAGAAGTATATAACTTTTGTGCTCTAATACTTTGTACTGGAGTATGATACATTTTAATAATTTGCGTATGTTCATCATTCCAATATACTTGGAAACATGCATTACCATATAATTTAAAATCAAATATTACTCTTTTAATTTCTTCTTGAGATAGCATCTTTGCAAATGCTTGCTTTTGTGCTTCATTTTCACAATAGATACCTTTACCAAATATCATATCAGCTATACCACCAACACAAGCTGCATTAGTTGTAGAGTTGTTATATGAATCAGTTATGTTTTGAAAGAAATCATCAGGCATTATAATACCAACAGGTATCCACGGATGTCTGGTCTTTGTATCCTCAATAATAACTGGGATGTCTTGTTGTGTTAGGTTTACTACACTAAAGTTTTGTGCTACTTTCATATTATTCTAAAATTATATATTCGTTGTCCGTTAAATTACTCTTATAAACTTGCTCTAATGGAATTTGATTTTCATAATTAGCTTTATCCACCGATTGAGATGTATAAACTTGTATAGAACCATTCCAAATAGAAGAAGTACCATCTGATATGTATGCTCTATATTCATCGCCAACAAAAGCATTTAACGAAGCCGTAAATGATAACATACTTTCATAAGCGTTGTAGCTATATGGTGAAATTGAAGAAGATGAATTCCTTAAGGTCATCATATCTTGCAAATGTAATGTAAGCGATTGAGAACCAGTTGGAGCTGTTCTAATTGTGAATATATTACTTCCTGAAATATAGTATGCTAACATAGCGTGTCTTTAACTTGTTTTTATCTTATTAATTTAACAACTTTCAAAAGGTTTTTAGTTATTAAGCATAAAAAAAGGGAGAACTTTGTCCTCCCTTTAATATTTTAAGTGTAATACTGATTAGTTATTGCTACCGTATACAATTGTTGGTTTATTAGTTGCAGAACCGAAAGGATTTGCAGCTGAAGTAGAACCAGTGATGAAGTTTGCAGGAACAGGTTCAGTACCAGTGAAGGTAACTGAGTATCCGTACAAATCACCTAATGCAGCTCCAGTACCGATAGTACCAGCAGTTACATCTGCTCCTAAAGTTTTACCAACTAAGAAAGAATCACCATTGTTAGTTACAACAACGATTTGAGGTCTTCCATAAGCCATAAGCTTCAATTGAGTATTCATCTCTTGTGTGATTTTCTTTAAGTTCAACACTAACTCCTGAGAGAAGAATGTTGTACCGTTTTCACGAGATGTATTAACAGTTTCAGTATATGCACTTGTTCCTTTCAACTGATAGTAGTATGCACTAGCAGTTGGGAAAGAAGTAATGTAGCCGTTAGCATCAGTTCCGAATGAACCTGTTGTGTAGTTAATAAAATACACACCAGACAAACCACCGATACTCTCTTTACAAACTTCTTGTCTTCCTAATGATAAATCACAAGCCATAGTTTTGTTTTTTAATTTGTTAAGTTTTGTTTAAGTGAAGGGAGATATAGTTTTAGCTTTAATCTCCCTATTACTCACTCAATATTTTGTTCTTATGGGATATAGATAACTGCATCAGATAGGATACCTACTTGAGTTGCAGCTGTATATCTCATTATGATTCTAAAGTTTTGAGAACCATCAATTTGAGCCATGTCTAACACTCTTACTTCGTTGTAATCACTCATCAAACCAGTACCGAAGTATAAGTTAGATTTTTGAGCTGCTACTACATAGTTAGAAGTCATACCAGGACACATTGCGATTTCAACACCATTGAAGTTCATTGGTTTTTCACCAACGTTCATTTGGTTGTTGTAACCATTTGCACCTTGTGCTCCACCTGCTAATGCTTGTTGATAAGCTTTAGCTACGTTTGTTGGTACATAGATAATTAAATCTTCTTTACCATACACAGTATTAGGGATTGTTTGGAATACGTTATCCAATTTAGCTAATACGTTTGAGCTATTGATAGCTCCAGAACCAGTTGCTTGTAAAGCTGCACCAGCTCCACCAGCAGCTACAGAAGCAGATAACGCTGGTAATAAACCTGCGAATTGTCCGTTAGTTGCTGCAGAACCTCCCCAAATAGATAATTCAGTTGCTTGAGCTACTGTACCACCTACATAGCTGATTAAGAAATCAGTGAAGTCTTTAGGAATTTCGTCAAATGCAGAGTAACCTAATTGTAAGGCTTCCCAGCTATTTACGAAGTTTTGCTTACAAAGTTCTAAGTTAACTTGTAATTCTTTTGGTTCAATTACTCTTTCAGTAAGAGCTACTGTACCTGAAGTTACAAAGTTACAAGAAGCATCGTTCACAATTGAATCAACAGCTATTTTTTGTAATACTTGCTTATACTTTACGTTAGGAAGGATAGTGATATACTTCTTATCCAAAGTAGTAGCAGATAACAATGCAGCTGCGATGTACTTACCAGCGAACTCACCTGCGTAGGTAGTTGTAATTACTGGTTGAGCAAAATTTTGTTGCTTTCTCATGTTAAATGATTTTTGTTTTGTTTATTTATAAAGTTTTGATAAGAAAGTGTTTTGTGAATCTGCCACTAGTCCTTTCTTATTACTAAATTTGTGTGTTGGTTTTGGTTCATCATCAATAGGTGCACCATCTAATTTTGGTAATTCTTCTTCATCAGAATCTTCATTATCAGTTTCTTCATCACCATCTACTGATGCCATAGATACAGGCTCAGTTTTTTCTGTTTGAGATTCAGCTGAAGGAGCTTTATCAATTAAATGCTCTTTTACTAATTTCTCTAATTCTTCAATTCTATAAGAAAGTGATTCCATAGTTTGAGGAATATCTTTAGGTTCTGTAGGAATCTCATTGGGAGCTTCAGGTAATGCGATATCGTCACCTGCGATGCTTTCCATATCAACAGCCTCATCCTTTGCAGGAGTTGCTTCTTCTACATTGCTTCTCTCAACGATTTTACCATCTTGAGTTTGTACTTGAATTCTTACATCGTTTCCTTCAGAATCTTTAAGAACAACTTCATGCTCACCATCAGGTGCTGGAGTTTTAGTTCCATCTTCATGCACAACTTCTACAGTCTCACCTAAATCAAAGGTAGGAGATTGTAAGATAGTTCCATCAGCTAGTTTAGCGTCTGTAAAAGTAACTTCGTCCTTCACTAATGAAAGAGCCGCTAATACTTTATCTAATACTTGTTTTGCGTTCATATTATTTTTGATTTAATTATTTAACAATTGTTTGTTTTTTTGTATTGATTTTATACTAAAATAGGTATAATTGAGAAGCTTCCAGAATCAGTAAATGTATGATACCAATAGCTTCCACTTTGTACAGCAGCTCCACCTGTTCCTAATTGTACATCTGATTTATATCTTATTTTAACAACACCATTTTTACCATTTACATATGCAGGTTCTGCAGTACCACCTTGTCCACCACGTCCATATGTTCCTGTTGCAATACCATTTGGTAAACTGTAGTTATATCCTTGTCCATTAAGACCAGAACCACCACCACCAGCTGCATATGAGAATCCATCAACCCAATAAGCACCATCATACTCGGCACTACCACCACCACCAAGAACACCAGCTGCATTGTATCCTTGTCCAGGAGTTCCTAAACCACCATTACCACCACCAGAGCCACCATTACTGCCAATGAAATTAATATGTACACAGTTACCAGTATCAGAACCACCGCCTCCACCACCTAATGCTACTAATCCGTAGAAAGATGAGTCTGTACCATTACCACCAATATAACCATTTCCTGCTCCACCTATACCAACGGTAATTGGATAACTGATTGATGCTGATAATATAATTGAACCTGATAGTAAACCACCGGCACCACCACCCGTTGAACGAGAGTTATAACATTGTGGATTCCACCAGCTACTACCAGCACCACCGCCACCAACAATTAAGAACTCTACAGTTGGCATTTTATATTCAACAACACTAGCAGTTATATGATAAGATGCAGTATTAGTTTGAGCTACAAAAGAAGCTGTTAAAGTACTCAATGCTCCAGCAGGTTTGCTTGAGCTTATCCACAAATACTTAGAATAGTTTATTTCAGGTATATCTAAATTTAATTTACCAATATACCAAGAAGAACTATCACTAGAGAAGAATGGAGTAAAGCTTGAACTTATACTTGCTGTTTGATTAAATGCGTATAAGTTTGTATATGATGAAGTTAATGGAGATGCGCATGATTGAGTAACCATTGTTACATTAGCATCTTTTCTAATATTCAAAGAAGAGCTGCCAGGTAAATCAGGCCCAGAACCAGATACACTCCAAAATATATTTGAATTAGATTGGTTACCTTTATTATTAATAATACTAGCAGTAATATTATAGCTATTTACATTTGTTTGCGATTCAAATGAAGCACTTATATAAGCTTGTGTTGTATTAGGATTAAAGAAAATAGATGATGTATATATTCCAGCTTCAGGTATTGATATTGACATCGTTACTGAACCTGTTGTGTTATTTATATTTGAAACAATAGATGCTGTTTGATTAAATGCGTAATTGTTTAGATAAGAACCTGAGTTACTACCAGTTGTATTAGCTACACTAACCATTTGAACATTTACATCCTTTACAATTCTAAATGAAGAAGATACACCATTAATATTAGTACTATTACCAATTAAATCTTGCGTAGTTGATGTTGAGCCAGCTAGCCAATTAATAGGAGTATTTGATATATTTCCTTTATTAAAAATTACACTTGCTGTAATATTATAAGGATTTTCATTTCTAGTATCAAAAGAAGCTGTAATAATATTAACACCAGCTGATGTTGCACTAAATAATATAGATGATGTACTAATACCAGCTTCAGGTATATCCAAACTCATAGTTACAGAGCCTGTTGCGTTTGCTTGAATACTAGCTGTTAATGAAGATGTAAAATTAAATGCATAATCATTTAAAAATCCACCAAATCTACTTCCAGTTATTTCTTGATAATTTACTATTGAAACATTCTTATCCTTAACTAAATTAAATGAAGATGTATATCCATTTATAGTTACAACATTACTTAAAGGAGATATGTTTGTTGTTGACCAGTTTATAGGGCCATTATTTATATTTCCTTTGTTATAGTTTATAGAGCTTGAAAAATAATGTATAGTATTATTACTAGCCACAAATGATGCACTACCAATAGCAGTTACAACATTAGGATTAAAAAAATATAATTTTTTATTAATTCCTTCTTGCGGGCAATCAAATGACATTGTTGTTGAACCTGTCACATTGTTAATAGAAGCTGTATATGATGCAGTTACACTAAAACTATATTCATTGTAAAATGATGATGATTGTGCACTTCCACTAACTTCTTTAATATATGATAAGCTTGTAAATCTTTCAGATACATTATTAAATGATGTATTTTTAACTAAATTAAATGAAGCGCTTGTTTCACCATTTATAGATGTGCTAACATTTCCAAATGCTGATGTTTTTTGAGCATTCCAGTTAATTAATGGATTGTATATATTTCCTTTTATATGAGATATACCAATGTTTAAATTATATTGTTGGTTGCCTAAAGGTGAAAAAGAAGATGAAATTTTACTTCCACTTAAATTAAAATTGTTTTGAGTTGCATTTTGAATTGATGATGTAGATTGATTAAATCCTAAATTACCACCAACAACAATAGCCATTATATTTGAACCAGTTAAAGGCCACACACCACTTCCAGTTAATGCAATTTTAACAGGTATACCTAATGCTGAACCTGAAGTTAAAGACCCAGTTTCATACCATCCATTAGAAGAACTTCCTGATATAAAAAGAGTTGTTGCAGAATATGGAGTGTATTCAATACTACCAGTACCAAAAACTAATGGCGGTATTTGAGTTGGGTTATCAGCAACATAATTGCTTAATCTAAAAGCCCAATCCAATTTACCCTTAAGAAAGTTTCTAGTCTTTTGTAAAGGTTCAATCCAGTTATAATTGTAATTTAACATTACTTTTTAATTTTTATCTTAATGCTATGATGTTGTAAGCAGTTGAAGATGCACTTACTGCAGTTATAATACCAGGTATAAAACCAGATGCTGATGCAAATGTTAATACGCTACCATCATAAGTTTTTACAACTATATCAGCAAATGAACCAACATATAATCCACCAGCTACAAATCCAAATTGAGGATTAGCTTGTGATGCATTATCAAATGCCGAACCAGATACCGGAGTTACTGCTACACCACCTGTAAATTGTGGATTAGTAATATACGAATTTTGAGATTCTATTTTCATATTATTTGTTTATTTTATTATTTAACAATTCTATTGTAAAATTTATTGATTAGATTGCGTAAATCATTGAAGCAGGTGGGGTTATTGTAGAACCAACATATCCTTTATCAGTTCCAACATATAATCTAAAATCATTAAAGTAAGCTGGTACAGCTGCATAAGCAGGAATGTTAATACCTAATATATCCCAATAACCAACAGGAGAAGCAGCAATTGATGAACCATTTGTAAACTGAAATACCCTAGTTCCAGCAAAATAAATTGAGTTTGTTGAGCCACTTCTAACATACGCATAATGATACCATACTCCACTTTGTGCAATATTTTGTCCACTTGCAGCACCACCACTTCCATTTATATAAAATCTATTTTTTAAAGTTGCAGTAGCATAATCACAAAGTATTTGGTCACCAGATTGGTTACCAAATATATGAGTTTGATATAATACATTATTATCAATTATATTTACCCAAGTCTCAATTACAAAATTTTGTGTACCAAATGCAGTAAAAGTATCAGTAACAACTCCCGCATTTTGTGAAGCTACATTTAATGTACCACCTAAAAGCATTGATGTAGCGTATCCATCAGAAGCAAAATTATAAGAACCAGAATTAACAGGTGTTCCACTATTATTAAAAGTTCCTGAACCTGAAGGTACTAATTTATAATTTGTGCCACTTCCTTTTATAACTGCTGATATATCATCATAAAAATTATTCATTCCCAAATTAGTTGCTAATTGATATGGCATTGCTAATTTTAAATTAGCTGCGTATGGGTCAGTTCTAACTGCATATTGAGTTGCTGTTCCTGCTCCTTTTTGCGGATATAAATCTACTTGCTGAGAACCTATATAAGATTTTATTATTTCAGTATTGCCCAAATATATTTTACTTCCGTATTCCATTATTCAAATTTATTTATTTCCCAATTCCATTTCATTCCTAATTCACATAATCCTCTTTCTTCATAGCATCTTACCATTTGTGAGTAGGATATGTTATACAATGGTGGATTAAATTCCATTGTTGTTATATTACCTTCTGCTATATGAATAACTATTCCGTTATCATCTACAAAGGCCCATGTTAATGTTTCCATATAAAATCTTCATTTGTTAATTCAGCTCCACATAACATATCAACTCGTTTTGTTGGCTGATGCCAATCTTGTCTTATTTCTACCCCAAACTTTGTTGATATTCTTTCTAATAGTTTGTGATAGTTGTGTGTACACCATGTGTGTTCCACTACTAATATCTTTGTACTATCTAATGCTAATGCATCATCTATGTACTTTTGATGGGATTCTTTTGTCACATGCGTTACCCATCCCATACGCTTTATACTTTCTAGCCACCTATCATACTCCTTATATATAACAATCGCATAATCAGAATGCGTTAGCTTAGGAGTAGTGTGCTTAAAATCTGTCCAATATGGATAAGAACCTTTTACATCATTTTGCATTTCATGCATTACGCTGTAATCTTCTAATCCTACAAAGTTATGTCTTAACGTCCATTCTATAAAGTTTGTACCAGAACGGGGTAAGCCAAAGACCTGTATTTTATTATACATCTTCAAATGCAATAGTTTCTCCGTTATATCGTTTGCCTATAAGTGTTCTATCTTCTTCAGTTAAAGATATTACCATTTCAATCCCATCATAATTTGTATCAGGGTTTGTAGGGTCTATAACTCTAACATCAATCACTATATTACTTTCATCCATGCATGCGTACCATTTCATAATATATAAATTTAAGGTGCTATTACCATATTTGGTGGTGGTGTAAATGCAGCTGTGTATTTAGCAACTCCAATGTATATTCTACAATCTTGAAATGCAGCTGCAGTTTGTGCAGTGTTATTGTAGTTCCCAATATATGTTGGCCATGTTGTACCACCATTTATTGTACCAGCTTGCGTTTTAGTTGTTCCAACCTGTACTCCATTTAACCATAAATAATAGTTGTTACCACTTCTACATAATGCAACATGTGACCACTGTCCTATTGGTATTGTAATAGCTTGTCCAACAAATATACCAAACTCGCTACCACCACTTTCAATGTATATACTAATAGTATTAGCTCCAGTAAACCAACCCATTTGAGTTGTTGCTACTTGATAAGAACGATAGTTGTTAAAGAAAGGTCTTGCTGTTGTTGTAGATGGGTTAATCCAATACTCCATTGTAAAGTTAGATGCTCCTAAATTTAATCTAGCATCTACAATTTTTGCTAATAAAGCATTTGTACCAGTTACAACAGCTGCTCCTCTATATCCTTCGTTTAACCATCTACTACCAGAAGCATTTGTTTGAAATGAACCTGATGTTGGTTGTCCTGATGTTAAAGATATAGGATATACATTTGCTATTCCACCACCTCTATAAATTTGAGATATATCATCAGCAGGTGATATCATTCCTAAATCAGGAAACATAACACCTGGCGTTGCATATCTTAATGAAGATGCATTTGGGTCATATCTTAATTGTCCAAACTGTCCTGTGTTAGTGTATGGTTGAAATAAACTCATATTAGATAAACTTTTTAGCCGGTAACAAATATACGTTGTTTGAATCAAATGCTACAAATGAAAGGATATCAAAGTTACCACTTCCAGATGTAGGTAAGTAAGCTGAGCCTGATATTTGTTTAACATTTGCTGAGAATGATGCTGTTGCTATTGCCACAGTCTGAGCTCTTACAGTTACTGTTTTACCAGCACTTGCGTTTAAGATATCAAACTTAGTTATACCACTTACTAATGTTGTATAGTAAGTTCCAGCATTCATATCAATTGATGCGGTGTTATTAGATGTACCAGTTGTTAATGCTCCAGATATTATAATTCCAGCTGCAGAACCTGTTACGATTAATGAACCTGATATAATAGCTGAACCAGTATAAGGGAAATCACTAGCTCCTCCACCACTTATAGTAATAGAAGCCGTATTAGCACTTACTGTTGCTGTAACACCAGTACCAATAAAGTTTAAGAATGATGCTGCACCTTGCGCTGTACCTTCATCAGCTACAGTTAGTATTGTTGTTAATCCAGAAGTACCTGAAGAACCATTTACTCCATTTACACCTGATGTACCATTTGCTCCGTTTACTCCCGATGTTCCGTTTGCTCCATTAACTCCACTAGTCCCATTAATACCTGATGTACCATTAACTCCAGAAGTTCCGTTAGCACCATTTACACCGCTTGTACCATTAGCTCCATTAACACCAGATGTTCCATTAACACCTGAAGTTCCGCTAACTCCTGAGGTTCCTGAGCTACCACCTGTGCCACTTACACCAGAAGTACCCGATGTACCTGCGGTGCCTGAAGTAACTGATGAACCAGACACAATATATAATGTATCTGCTACAGTTGTTCCAGCTGCAAGTAATGCTCCGTATGAACCTGAATCTAATGTTACAATCTTATTAGCCGGTTGAACATTTGTATATACATCACCTAATGTACTTACAAAGCTTCCACTAAATGAACACGATAATATACTTGCTGAACCAGTTACTCCTAATGAACCTGTAATTTGTGCACTACCACTATAAGGGAATCCAACACCAACTCCAGTACCACCATTTAATGTGATAGAAGCTGTGTTATCAGTTATTGTTAAGTTAGCTACCGAGCTACCACTAAATTGTAAGTAAGTTGCTGTACCTGCTATATTTGTACTACCACTAGCAAATCCAAATGCTTTTGCTGATGTACCGCTTGTACCTCCACTACCTGCAGTTCCATTGATTCCAGAAGTACCTGATGAGCCACCAGAACCAGCAGTACCATTAGTTCCACTTGTCCCACTACTTCCACCACTGCCGGCAGTTCCGTCAGTTCCTGATGTGCCACTACTTCCGCTTGTACCAGAAGTTCCTGAAGAACCTGATGTGCCAGAAGTACCCGATGTGCCACCACTACCTGCTGTTCCATTTGTACCTGAAGTGCCTGATGTACCTGAAGTTGAACCAACAGCCACACCAATTTGTTTTGCATCTATCAATACTGATGGAGATGCTGGGTATCCAGCTCCTGCTGCAGTAAATTGTAATTGTACTGATGAGTTATCTGATTGGAATACAAACTCTACATAATCATTTGCTGCCAATGTCCATTCATAAGGTACATAAGGTAAGTAAACTGAATCTACATTATCTAAAGTTATAGTTGATGCAGATGAACTAACATCATTACCATTTATTCTTGCCCATATTACTACATTAGCAGGAGAACCACCACTACCTTTAAGTATTTGTGCTGAATATCCAATTTGATAAACACCAGCATAAGATACTGCTATTCTAGTTGGATTACCACTTCCGTTATTTTGTATTGTAATTGCGTTACTTAAAGCAGTGTTTTCATAATACCAAACAGTTGGAGTATCAGGTCCACTTACAGCTTGTGTTGTACTACTATAAAATTCGCCAAAGTAATTCATAATACCAGCACCACCCGTACCAGGTGCTCCATTCGTACCAGAAGTTCCTGAAGTTCCGTTTGAACCATTTGCTCCCGAAGTACCTGATGTACCACCACTACCAGCCGTACCACGTGTGCCGCTTGTTCCAGCACTACCATTAGTTCCATTTATTCCCGATGTGCCAGAAGTTCCTGATGAACCACCGCTTCCTGCTGTACCATTGGTGCCTGAAGTACCTGAAGTACCCGATGAGCCACCAGTTCCTGCAGTTCCATTTGTACCATCAATACCTGATGTACCACCACTGCCAGAAGTTCCTGATGAACCTCCACTTCCTGCAGTTCCATCGGTGCCGCTTGTACCACTACTACCACCACTACCAGCTGTGCCGTTAGTGCCGGATGTACCGCTTGTGCCTGATGAGCCACCAGAACCTGCTGTTCCGTTTGTTCCTGAGGTGCCTGAAGAGCCTCCACTTCCAGCCGTACCATTTGTACCACTTGTTCCAGAAGTGCCGCCTGTGCCGTTTGTACCATCAATTGCTGATGTTCCAGCACTACCATTCGTTCCGTTTATTCCACTAGTCCCATTTACTCCGCTTGTTCCATTAATACCTGATGTACCTGAAGTACCATCACCACCACTTGCTCCTGCTAAGTTTACATTCCATGCTGAATATGTTCCACTTCCTTCAATCATTGTAATCTGAACTACCATAGCTCCATTAGCTGGATTGTATGATATTACAGGTCCTTGCATATAGTTTGTTCCATTATATGCAATTAAACATTGTTGTGCTACTGAATATGCTAATCCAGTTCCTATCGTAAGAGTTTGTGTTCCTAATCCTATTGTTAAAGAAGTAGATGAAGTAGTTACATATTTGTCACCATCATATCCAGAAGTACCTGAAGTACCATCCACACCACCACTACCGCTTGTACCAGAAGTACCCGATGTGCCAGATGAACCTGTTGTTCCAGCTGAACCATTTGTACCATTGATACCCGAAGTGCCGCTTGTTCCACCACTTCCGTTTGTTCCATCTATACCACTAGTTCCTGCTGAGCCGTTAGTTCCATTAATACCTGAAGTACCATTTACTCCCGATGTACCATTAACACCACTTGTCCCACCACTACCATTCGTGCCATTGATACCTGATGTACCTCCACTTCCGTTTGTTCCGTTTATTCCTGATGTGCCGTTTATTCCTGATGTACCATTTACACCTGAAGTACCAGCACTACCATTAGTTCCACTCACACCACTTGTCCCTGCTGAACCATTGCTTCCACTAAGGCCAGATGTACCAGCACTACCATTAGTTCCGTTAATGCCTGAAGTGCCATTAACTCCACTAGTCCCATTAACACCTGATGTTCCGTTTAAGCCTGATGTACCAGCTGAACCATTTGTACCATCCTGTCCACTAGTCCCAGCACTACCATTCGTTCCATTTAAACCATTCAAAACAAAAGATAGGTAGTAACCAGCATTATCAGTTAAAGCTGTTGATACGCCACCTAAGAATGTTAAAGAAGATATGCTTAACACACTTCCGTTCCAGTTAGATGCATTTACTTTGTATAAACCAAATTGAGTGTTATTGTTTACATTTGTGAACTGTACTTCGTATGTGTTTCCAGTTGTATCTAAATTAGCTAAATAACTAAATAATTGAGTATAGCTATCACCATTTGTTGTACCATTAATCCATACTGCAGATATACCATCTAATGTAGTACCAGTCACATCAAATACAGATGTAGGTACTGATGGTGCAAATCCTGCTCTATATGTCCACACATTTGTATTAGCTGGAACGATTGATGTACCTGAAGTACCATTTGTTCCTGCTTGTCCTATTACATTGATTGATGCAGTTCCATTATTTAGTGAAGCACTTACACTACCATAGAAGTTTAACACTCCTGCAGTTCCTAATATACTTCCACTACTAGCTACCTTAACTCCACTACCACTTGCTATCAAGCCCTGTATTGATGCAGATAAAGCATTTGTTTCTGATTGTAGTGTCAAGCTATCAATCATATCACTATTAAAGTTTCTCAATAGCTCAGGTGTAATATAACCTATATTGTTATTGGGAAACGATGCGTTATTTTCTACCTTTAACTGCGGTTTATTTAATTGACTCATTTTATTAAATTGGTTTTATATCAAATCCTTGTGAGAATCCATCACTAAATGCACCTTGTCTAGTTGCAGATGATGCAGTTTGACCTATACCTTGTCCAATTAATGCACCTTCACAACAATCAGTTGAATAAGTGTCAGCGTCCTCACACAAACAAGCTCTACGCTTATTATGTGGAATTGCTCTACCTCTTGTTGGACCGAAATATATTCCAGTCCATTTTCTCATATTTCTAGTGTACGATGGAGTTGGCATGTTCTATGTATTTAGTGAACCAGTTGCGTATATTAATCCTATACCTTGCTCACCTAAATAACCATGACAGCATTTAAGTGAATAGTAATTACGATTTAAACATAAACATCCACTCTTTCCTCTCCCACTTCCTCTATTGTTTTTACTTGGTGTGTAATATCCAACGGTAGGATGTTCTTTAACAGGAGCTTGTGGTTGTGCGGGTTTTAGTATTGGCATCTGAATTCTTTATAGATTTAACAACTAAAGAATAAAAAATTACTATCCAATCTTTTTCATAGCTTCCTTATGCATCAGTTCCTCTAATTCATTCCTATCTGCCTGATATGCTAAATACATTAGACATTTCTCTAATGGCTGTTCGGTTATCTCATCTACTTTGAGGATATTGTTCCCTGCCAATTGGATAAGCGATGAATAAGATTTCCATTTTCTTCCAAAATTGATTTGATGTTGTGTGGAATTGCTTTCTCCGTTATCAAAGAGCTCAGGGTAGAATTCAGCAAGTCTTTTAGTAAATTGTTGAAAAAAAAAACTGCTCCAAAATGTACATCCATTGGTACATCCATAAACAGGTCTCCGTTTATATTAGCTTTATATGGCTCTATATCGTAGAGTGTTTTACTCTTATGTGTTACAGGTCTATAAAGAATTGACATTACTTCTGCCCAATTCTCATCTATCCCTACTGATTGATACTTTGATACGTCCACATAAGCACCATAGCTCATCTTAGATAAATCAGGTTCAAATCCATATTCCTTTCCATCTATTGTAATAAACTTTTGTAATGGATAGTCCAGCTTTTGTACGAATGAGAATAAATCATCTCTTACCTTTGTGTATGTATCAATATCTAACGATTGTAAGTATTGTACTGGGAAGTGGCATAGGTGATGAAACATACATGCTATTAGGGCTTCAGGCTCATCCTTATACGCTTCCATATCTTTTCTGAATGCTAAGTAATCTTTAAGGGATACTGCACTCCAGTCTTTAGGTACTTCTATTTCTATTGTTTGTTTCATATTATCTTCTTTTAAATAGCTTTACATAGTGTGAATTAATACCATCACCGTCCGAATAAACCTCATCATGCGTTGTAGCAATCCAATCCATTAACTCTACTCCTTTATCTCCAGCATAGAATAAGAAGTTATGGAATTCACCTGTAATGTATTTAATCTTGCTTAAATCCTTTTTATATAAGAAATCAAACTCTGCTCCTTCTATATCAATCTTTAATAGTCCAACTTCATTGTATGGAGCTAATAGGGTTTCCAATGATATTGTTTCCACTTCTTCATACTCCTCACTATTCCATCCATGTCCATTATCAGATGTAAAGCCTGTAATACCATACGAGCCTGTTTCAGTATCATTATCATTAACCATATACTTTCTTAATTGTACATGCGTATTATCTTTTGAGTAAAGTGCTTTATGCAATACACTATGCTGATGATGTGATTTATATTCCTCTACATTGTAAGATGAAGCATCAATAGCTAAGATGTTGTCAAATCTCCACTTAAATGCTTCAGTAAAGCCACCAACATTACAGCCGGCATCTATTACCAATTCATTTCTTTCTAAATCCTCCATTAAGTGTATAGGATATTCTCTACTACATTCATCAGTTATTCTTTGAAACCAATTATCAGGTTGGTTAGCACATACTAGTTTATCTACTTTCATATTAAAATTGTTTTTTTTCTCTATATTGTTCAGGGTTAGTTAGCTCATTATTAATCACAAGCGTAGCTGGTGTTATATCTACAGTATTAACTCTACTGTCCAACAATTGTTTAGCTTGTAGATACCTTTGATGCTCTTGGTTTCTTTGTGTGGATAGAGTAACGCAATATGCTTTTAACTCTCTTTCCTTTTCAGTTGCAGCATCTAATAATCCCTCTAAGTGTTGGATATACTTTGCCATCTCTAAGAAATCTTCTTTCTTTAAATTCTCTAAATCTACATTTAATTCTTTTGCTTGTTCCATATTATCGTACTTTAATTATATATTTTCCAGCTGCTGTTGCTTTATTACTCAATCTCATCATACATGCATATCGTGCCGCATCAATAAGGTGATTGTTAAAATCAATAGGCTTATCCAATTGCTTACCAAATCTATCAGTGCTCCACTCATACGAATAGAACTCATTGATTAGATTCTGACATGTCTTAGGTATGTTTATCTTATAGTTGTTCATTACCTGAATGCCAAAGTTAATACTATCCTTTCCTTTGATTACAGGCTTTATATTCCATCCTAAACGATAGAGCTCATCTATTAGTCTTGGTTCTGCACTATCAGCCCATATCTCCTCTCTATCCTTTACTATACCCCTTAACATCTTATCTATATCCGATGTCACCATTCCTTTCTCATAGCAATGCTCAATCAAATGTATTTCACCATCATACTTCCATACACTAACTAAAGCAGTAGGGTCTGATGAATAACCAAAGTCCAAACCAAATGCTACGAACTCTGCATGTTCAGGCAACCATTCAGTTGTATTAAATGTAAATACAGCCTTCTCATTACCTGTGTATTCACCCAAACCATATACCTTCCATGCTTTCAGATTAGTATGCTGTAATTCTTCAATTGCTTTAACAACACTTCTTTCCAAAAATGAATTGTTCTTATATGTTGTAAAGTAACGAGTACAATCCTGCATTTGTCTAATCCAGTGGTAAGGTGATATGGTTGGGTTGTAACTTAATACTATTGGGCCTGTTGTACGAATTTGTAGCTGGAAGTATGATTCTTCATCTATCTCATTTGCTTCCTCTAACCATAGTATAGTACTCTTTAATCCTCTTAATTTATCTGCATCATCCGTTGATATAAATGATATTGTGCTATCCGTATAGAATGAATATATCCTATCAGTTATATTCCAATCATGTTCATTCCAAACTCCCAAGCTCTGCATTATATCTTTAAAGTCTTTCATAACAGTTCGCTTGAGAGATGGAATTGTTTTACGGACAATGGTAATAGATTCTTTATTGGATAACGCCTTTACTATACACCATTGAAGTAAAGCATAAGTCTTACCACTACGAGTACCGCCAATATGATGTGTCACACGTGTTGGGCTTTCTTCCTGATATTGATAACTAATCGTTGTATTAATCTCTAGGTTCATCTACTACCTTTTGTGTTATGTTTACATTGATTTGCTGTATCCTTTGTTCAATCTCAGCTTTAATCTCAGTCCTTCCCAATTTAGGTAGAACATACTCCATCATCTTTAAGGATAGCTCAATTGCTCTCTCCGGGTCTTTCTTTCTTATCTTCTCTAAATCTTCTGCTATCGTATTAAGTGTATTGTTTGCTGCACGTGCTAAGGTTAGTTTCATCTGCTCCGTAGAACGATTCAGTGCGCCGGGTGGTCTTCCCTTTGCTATCTTATTGCCTGGTTCAAATTTTGCCATCGTTATTTATCGTTATTTAAGGATATATACATATATAACATAATCCTTCATCTTTGTAGTTATTGGTTCAGGAGACCGGCTTAAAATTAGTTTGTGAATGGGTTTGGGAGTGTGTTCTTAATGTGTGTCTTAACCTTCTTACAATTAAGGAAGGCTGTACTCTTTGATATGTGGATTTCTCCTGCTAACTTCTCTAATGTCATCTCATCATTAAACCAATAGAGTTGTGCTAATTTAGAACTAGCCCATTGCTTTGTGTATTCCATTCTCTTTAACTCCTCTACTATATCATTGTATGTGTTTTCTAGCTTAGCATCATACTCCTCATCATACTCTGTTTCTACTCTATCATCATATACGTCCGAATGGTATTGTATCTTCTTATCTCTTTTAATCTTATTTAGGAATCTGGTCTTTATAAATGAATAACAATACATTACATTAAACGAATCCATACCCCACCATAGTGCTGGATTAACTTTCTCTCCTAAGTAAACATAAAGGTCTGCTACCAAATCTTCTGCTACATCTTTATCCTTTGTTATATTATATGCAGCTGCTGATAACCAGTTATGTGATTCTTTATATAGATTACTCAGTCTTCTACTATTTTCTTTATGCTTGTCCATTCACTCGTTTAACATAGTTATTTAGTTCACCAACACAATCTCCCCAATGTCTTGCCGATGATGCGCATGTACAAGGTTGTGGTGTTGTTGTTCCTCTCACTGCATTACATCTAGCCCAAAAGATACCTGCTAAGTGTGTTGGTAGTGTATGTGTAATCCCTGCTAAATCATTCTTAATAGCATTGAATTCTTCTTCCGTAAATGGATGGTATTTGTTTTCCATATTAAAATAATTTGATTTCTTCTTTACATCCGCATAACTCATTCAAATATATACGTCTGGCTTCACAACCACAGTCTGTCTTATTGAAAAACTTTAATGCTACCCATCCTGCTATATCTTTACCCCAACCTAATGTTATGATGTTTATAAGGCCATCAACTATATTACCTAATTTTATTATACACATATTAATCTTTTTTTAGTCCGTACTTAATCCACTTATACCAAACCCTTTCATGTATATAATACTGAATAGGTTTATATACTAACTCAGCTATCCCAAATGCTGCTCCTACTTTAATTGAACCCGATATCATCCACATCAATACAAAGCCTATTAGTGTTGAAAGGATTCTATAACTTATTGTTTTAGCTATGTGTCTCTTTC